GGGCGTCCTCCAGGCCGGGCACATACACCGGACCCAACGTGTACCGCTGGTCGTCCTGCTTCGCGAACGGCATCATCTCGCCGTCCATGTGGTCGAGCATGTCCAACTTGTTGTCGAGGTCGCCGAGGTCGGCGTCGACGATCCGGTCCTCCAACTCGTCCTCGACGAGATCATGCAACGTCTTGCGATTAGCCGTCCGCGGAAGCCGATGCAACGTGTCGTGCGCCGTCGCCAAGTCATCGTCGGAGACGTTCCGCAACACGCGACGCGAGAATCGTTCGATCTGTTCGAGACGCTCCTGGGCCTGCGCTTCCGACTCGTAGCAGCCGAACGCGCGGCCTGTCTCCGAGTAGACACAGAACTGGCCGTCCTCGTAGTTGATGACCTTCTCCGCTTTCGTCGGGAACGTCATGTCGGGTTCCGTCGTGGTCGCCTGCTTCTCGACTATGGCGGTCATGGTCGCACTCTAGTATCCATTCCGGTCCCTGTGGTAGCGTTGCCGTATGGCTAACCAGACAGCGCCGAAGGTGGTCCTTCCGTCTGATGTCGTCGAGGTCGACGGGGAACCCGACGTGGGACCGTCCGTCCTGGCTGTGTTCGGCACTGAGGCTCAACGCCGTCGTGCCCGCTCCCTCGGGATTGTCTCCGACGAACCCGACGAGTCAGGCGAGCAGCCCCCACTTCCGTAAGACCTGCTCGACCAGCGGGGCGATCTTCTCGGCGAACTCGTCGGCACGCCACTGGAACCCGTACCACTGGGTTGCCGTATTGGTAAGAACATCGACTGCTGGCAGGCCAATCGACTCGGCCATCGCTGCTGCCATCTGCGGGGTGCCGTTCGTGGTAGCGAGCCATTGGGCACCCGCCCTCGCCCAGAGTTCCTGCGGAGACGTTGCATACTCGACCCACTTTGGGCTGATCTGGCCTCCCACCCGGAGCAGTGTCGCGATGGCATCCGACTCAGCGGCAGCCTCCAGGAACGCAATCTCCTCCGTGAACTTGCCTGACACTCCGAACCGTGGAGCGAAACCGCCTTGCGGCATTTCCGCAAACGCCTCCTTCATCCGTGATATGTGGACCCGTGGGTTTGTTGCGTCCTCCACATAGTCGAGCCGGTGCCACCATTCGTGACCGAGGGCGTTCTGCATGTCGCCGATGTCGTCTGCGGTTCCCTTACCGAACGCCTCGATCTGCGACCGCTGCCAGTTCGCTGCGCGACCCTCAGCGATCCGCTCCCGGTAGCGTGCAAATGCCGCCTCGTATTTGGCGACGGCAGCGTCGTACTCGGCCTGGGTAGCGTAACCAGAGCGGACATAGGGACGCCGCGGCTCCGACGGCGTAGGTATCCGCTTTCTCGGACTGAAGAAGCCGCCCTCGCCAGGCGTCTTTCCCTTCGCTCTCAGTGTGATCGACGTGGGGCCGTAACTGTACGGCTGCGGTGCGGTAAGCACCTCGTCGATCTTGGCGACCACCGGGTCGACCACCTTCGCCGTCTTGGCGGTTGGTTTGTACATCACACTGTCGGCCATCGTCGGCCCGGTCGGCGTAGGTCGGACCGTCGCTGCCGGAACCGGCGGCTCTGCCGGGGGCAGCGTCGGAGTCGTCGACGGGGTGGGCAGCGGCGGCAACTTCGGTACCTTCGGCACCTTCGGAGCGCGGACACCTGGCAGCCGCGGCACACCCCGAACAGGAGTCACAGGTGCCGTCCACCCGTCGGCGAACTGGTACCGGAACGGGTCCGCTGGCGTACCAGCCCCCATGTGCTTCGGTGGCCTCGACGTGTTGGGGACCATACGGATGATGCACCGGCAGTTCGGATGCGCCGGACCATGCGGACCCGACCCGTTCTTCCACTGGAAGTAGCCGTTGTACGGGACGCGTCGCCCCGACAGCGGTTGGCAGATGTTGCACACGTCGAACGGGCCGGTCACCCACACCTTCTGCGCCCGGTTGCCGACCAGGCCGTCCGAGTAGGCGGAGTCGATCGTGGCCTGCATCGCAGCGTTCTGCACCTTCGCGATCTCGGTGCGGGCAATCATCCTGGATCGTGCCCGCCGCAGTTTGTCCCCGTACCGCTGGGTGCGTTTGTCGAGGAGGGTGCGTGCCCGGTCGCCGGTTATCCCCTGCTTGTCCAGCAGCGTCGCCGTCCGGTCCCCATAGTTGTTCACAGCCTTTGCCCACGCTGGGAACAGGCCGTTGGTGTAACCGGACCTGTACGCGGCGACCTGAGCCGCGGTGAGTTCCATCTGCGCCGGAGTGGTCTGAGCCAGGAGGCTGAACAGGTTGCTGGACACCTGCTGCGGGGTCAGCCCGGTCGTGATCCGTCCTCCGCCCCACTGCTGCACCTGCGTGAACGCCTGAGCGATCTGGTCGCGGATCATGCCGACCTGCTCGGTTCCCATGTAGGTGACGATCTGCCCGGTGCGGAACTGGGCGTACACGAGCGATGTGGAGCCGGGCACGGCAGCGTCGAACGTCGTGACTGCCTTCCCGGCCCATTCGACGTACACGTTGGCGGCTTTGCGTGCCTCCCCGGTGGCGACTAGGCGAACCGGTGATCCGAGGCGGCGGAGGTCACGGTTGATCGACTCGCGGATGCGTCCCGCCATCTCCGCCATCTCGACCTGGTGGGCTTCGTACAGGATGCGTTGTAACGCCCCTGAGAGGCTCTCTAGGGCTGTTTCGATGCGTTTCTGGTAGGTAGCCTCTGTGATGCGTCCGAGGGCGAGAGAAGCGTTCCACGCAGGGTCCATCAGCGTGTACGCCTCGTAGACGAGACGAGCGATCGTCGTCTCCTTGCCCTCCAGCCGGTTCGAGCCGGTCGGCCGGAACTGCGGCTCCAGGTTGTCGCCTCGCTGTTTGCCGACAGGCCAGGCGACGGTGACGGTCACTCGACTGCCTCAGCCTCCTCGGCTGGCAACCCGGCGACGCTCCGTAGGTACTCGCCCATGTTCTCGTCGGGCATGAGGGCACCTGCCGCCGTCAACTTCGAGACGTATTCGCCGAGGACTCCGAGGTCGATGTTCGCCGGAGCGGAGAACCGCAGATGCGGATGGAGGGTTTCGTCGACGCCGTTGAGTCGCATCAGCCGCGGGATCGCATACGCGTTGAACACGTCGGCGATGGCAGCCAGCCACGCTTTCACCGAGTCGAGAAACAGTTCGATCTTCGACACCGACAGCGCCTGGGTGCCTACCTTGTCGTGGCCGAGCATGATGAAGTCCGCAAGCAGCGACATGGCGATTCGGGCGTCGTAGCGGGTGATGATCTGGTTGGTGTCGAACTGCCTGCGACCGCCGGTCGTCAACAGTTTGATGTCGTAGGCGAGGTTGCCGGTGTCCGGGTCGTAGGCCAGCGGGAACACCAAGCCCTCCTGTTCATCCCGTCTGATGTTCCTGACTATCTTCTTGATCTCGGTCAGGGCAGCCGTCTCCTGCGCCGTTGCGTTATCGGACAGGAGTTGCGGCGGAACAAGCGCGACGGGTAGCCCAGCCAGGTCACGCTCGATGCCCACGGCCTCGATTTCAGCGATGCGCCGCTGGTAATACCACGGCACATAGGCGTTGCGGAGCGCGGACCGGCCCCGCGGGTTGTTCATCTTCGTCGTCGTCCGAAACAGCAACGCCTTCTCAATCGGGATGAACACATACGCCTTCGACCCGTCGACCGCATACGGGTCCATCTGCCACATGCCTTCGATGCCGCCGTTGCCGTCTATCTCCCACTTCCACACCGTGTCCTGCGCCCGTATCGGAAGTTTCCGCCAGCCGATCCGCTGGTCGTCATGCTTCGACGACTCGCCGTCGTCCTTGTGTCCGCCGCGGCGCTTGTAGACAATCTCGTGGTACGAGAATCCGTAGGTGAGCATCGACAGAACCGACGCGACGGTGTCCTCCCAGGTGTGCGACATGTCGTTCATGCAGCCCGCTACGAAGTCGGCTTCGTCGACGGCCCGCTGGTCGTCTGCGAACGACGGTTCGACCGTCCAGTCGACAGACCTGAAAAGCATTTCGATCGCTTGGAGGATTCCACCAATGACCGGATGGTTGTCCGCCATCTCCCTGTACCGGGCGTGACCCTGGTTGCCCTGCAACTGGCGGAGGAAGTCCTCGCGGACCTGCCCGCCG